CTCAGCCAGCGCCACCAGCACCGCCGACGCCTCCCCCAGCAATGGAACCGCCACCAGCACCGCCTCCCGGTGCTCCAATAGCCGAATCTGGAATACGCTCTGCAATCCATAAGGCCAAAAAGGCAGGCGCAAATTTAGAAACAACATTAGATTTCGGCCATAAAGAAATGACACTACTAGACGCTATGAAAGAGTGTGGAATGGATCCAAAAGAATTTGGATTTGAGCACGATGATAGTAGCAACCCTATGGAAGAAATGTGGAAAAGTGTTGAAGGCTTTTTAAACAGAGACGAAGGCAATTTTACAATCGGCGGCACTCGTGCTAAGATTAGAGTATTAAAAGGATTTAAAAATGGCGATTTTCCAGGAGCTCGCCCAGAACATGTTAAGGCAATAATGTCTAAGATCGATCAATTAGATCCTAGCATGAATGGCCATGCTGAAGAACATGACCGTATGCGTCACCTAGCAGGTGTACCTCAACAGCGTTCAGTTGAAATTGAAGTTGTGCCAATGCCGCATGCAGAGGCTCCACAGGGATTCGACATGCAACGTATATTACAATTAATTGGTAGATAAGGAACCACTATGAAAAAAATCAATGAAGATCAATTGCGCGACCGCGCTGCCTCACTAAGAGAATATGTCAAAATAATTGAAGGCGAAACTGCCAATCAAATTGGAAATGTTATAGGACAAGTGGGTACCTCTGCAGTGAATGCCGTTACTGCTCCAGCAAGAGCAATATGGGATGGTGCTAAATGGGTTGGCGGACAACTCGCAGACGTTGGCTCTGGAATAGTACAAGGAGCTACTACTGGCGGTTTCGATCCATTAAACCCTATTGCTTCAGGTAAACAAGCAATACAAAGTTTTCAAAATGCTGGAAAACCAACACAGGGTGCGGCACCTACAGGAACAACACAACCTGCACAACCTGCCCAGGGTGATCCAAACAAATCACGTCCTGGTCTAAAACCAGGTGGCGATCCTAAAGTATGGGATTACCAACAGGCTATGATTGCTAAAGGTGCAAAAATTACTGCTGATGGACTATATGGCCCAGCAACAATGCAAGCCGGTACACAAACTGGTATGCCTCCTCCTCCAGGAGTTAAGACATTACCGGGAGCAGGAAACGGCCCAACAAAGACTCCGGGTAAGACGCAAGGTGCATTGCCTACTACTAAACCAGCGGCACCTACTGGTACACAAGTACAAACAGACGATGATGGTAATCATATGATTACTACTGCTGACGGAAAAACTATGGTTGTTGGCCCAGATGGTAAGCCATTGCCAAACGGTGGTCGTGCTCCTACACAAGGCGCATTGCCTGCTACTAAACCAGCGGCACCGACAGGCATGCAAGCACAAGGGGATGATGAAGGCAACACTACCATTACCCGACCAGACGGTAGCACTATGGTTGTTGGTCCTAACGGTCAACAAATTATGCCTGGCTCAAATCCTAACTTGCCGCAAAACAAGGGCGTAGTCAATACTATTAAGAATGCTGTAACTGGTCAAGGCGATTTCCAAAAACCAACTGGATTTATTCCTCCAACAACTGTAGGCGAATCCGTTGGTTATAGCGATGAACAATCACTAGCAAGAATCATTCAACTAGCTCGTGGCAGATAATGAAAGTATTTGAAATCACCCAAATTAACGTTACTGGTATACAGCAACAGGCGAAAACTAAAGCATATCAAGATGCAATAGCCGCCGGCAAATCAGAAGCAGAAGCACAAAATGCAGAAGCTGCCGCCGGCAACCTTGCAGGAGCCGATGCGTTAAGTAAAGTTAACATTAAAGATCCTTCCACTTATGTTAATAATCCGGGTGTTTCAGCAGGACCGAGTTCAGAAGCACAGCGACAAGAGTGGATGAAAGATCCTACGCAGCCAACAGCCGCTCCTACGCAAGGCGCCCAACCAGCGGCACCTGCACCTGCAAAAACATGGAGTAATGGTGTTCTTGGTAAAGGTTCACAAGGTGATGAAGTTAAGGCATTACAAACAAAATTAGGCATAACAGCCGATGGCGCATATGGTCCAGCTACAGTAGCGGCTGTACAAGCTCTACAGAAAAAACTGGGAGTTCCGGCAGATGGCGCATATGGTCCAGTAACAAGGGCCGCCCACGAAAAAATGCAAGGTGCCGCACCTACAGGAACAACTGCGCCGGCAGCACCAGTAAATGTAGCACCTCCTGGACAGCCTCCTGCAACAGCCGCCCGACCAGAATTAGGAACAAGACAAGGTGCTACTCAAGCAATACCAACTACACCAGTAGATCCAACAAACCCAAGTGGGGTTGGTGCAAAAGCAGAACTTACTCCGGACCAGGCAGCGGTTAGAAAAGATATTTTATCACAGCCAACCGATGCTGCCGGCAATACTACAGATGCTACTGGAACTATCTACAAACGTGATTTAGACTGGATGAAGCGAGATGGACAACCAACAACACCTACTACAGCACCCGCAGGCGAAACAGGCGGTGGCGCAAGTACAGCATACAGAGTCCGTACACCAAAAGGCGCGGCAGCTCAAAATCAAGTTCGAGAAAGTGCAGATGATATTTTACTCAAAAAAATGTTAACTATTGCAGGTTTAAGATAATTGAGTAAACTGCTCGTATTTTAAGCAAGATTTCACTTGCTCTGCTAAATAAAAGCGTATACAATAACATGTATGCGCTTTTTGTTTTACAGGGTGTAGAACAAATATAGGCAAATAAAGAAGTAAACAAAGGCTAACAATAGGAGAACAATTATGGCATCTTTGGCAGAAATTCGTGCAAAACTAAAAGAAGCTGAGCAACGTAGCTCAGGAGACAACCGTTCAGGTGGGGACAATTCAATTTACCCATTCTGGAATCTAAAGGAAGGCGAAGAAGCCCTTCTACGCTTTTTACCAGACGGTAATAGCGACAATACTTTTTTCTGGGCAGAACGAGCAATGATTAAGCTCGAGTTCCCCGGTATTAAAGGTGAATCTGAAAGCAAGAAAACAATAGTACAAGTTCCCTGCGTTGAAATGTATGGCGACACTTGTCCAATCCTTTCTGAAGTACGTGGTTGGTTCAAAGACCCTGCGTTGGAAGATATGGGTCGTAAGTATTGGAAGAAACGTAGTTACATTTTCCAAGGTTTTGTTGCAGAAGACGGACTTAAAGAAAAAGAAACTCCAGAAAATCCAATCCGTAGATTTATCATCGGCCCACAGATTTTCCAATTAATCCGTGCCGCATTAGTGGATCCAGAGTTGGAAGATTTGCCAACTGACTTTGTACACGGTTTAGATTTCCGTATGAAGAAAGGTAGCAAAGGCGGATATGCTGACTACTCAACTTCAAGCTGGAGTCGTCGTGAGCGTCCGCTAAACGAAGTAGAACAGGCCGCAATTAAAACACACGGTTTGTATAACTTATCAGACTTTTTGCCTAAACGTCCAGGCGAAGTTGAATTGAAAGTTATGAAGGAAATGTTTGAAGCATCAGTTGACGGCGAGCCATATGATATGGAACGCTGGGGACAATATTTCAAACCAGCTGGCGTAAGTCAAAATACTGGTGATCCTAATAAGACTACCAAGACAGCACCAGTTGCCGCTCCAATCGATGATGAAGATAGCGCACCTGCTCCAGTAGCAAAAGCCTCTCCTGCTCCAGCACCAAAAGCTGACGCAAGTGCAGGCGGTGACTCACGTGCCCAAGATATCTTGGCAATGATTCGCAATCGTCAAAAGCAATAAACATGGCTTGGGCCTCTGCAACCTAGTTGTACGCCCAGGTTCTCTCATCATTTAGGAGTATTAACTATGGCTACAAAAGCCTTTGATTTATCAAAATTTAGAAAGACCTTGACCAAGAGCATTGATGGTCTAGGTGTGGGGTTTAATGACCCAACTGATTGGATCAGCACCGGCAACTATACGCTTAACTATCTAATCTCAGGTGACTTTAATCGCGGTGTTCCGCTGGGTAAAGTTACTGTGTTTGCTGGCGAATCTGGCGCAGGTAAAAGTTTTATCTGTTCAGGCAACCTAGTACGCAATGCTCAGAAAGACGGCATTTATGTTATTTTAATTGATAGCGAAAATGCACTTGATGAAAAATGGTTGCAAGATTTAGGTGTGGATACTAGTGAAGACAAATTGCTCAAACTTAACATGGCAATGATTGATGATGTGGCAAAAACAATCCACGAATTCATGAATGAATATAAAGCAATGGCAGAACGTCCTAAAGTCTTATTTGTCATAGACTCATTGGGTATGTTGCTTACCCCTACCGATATCAATCAGTTTGAAGCGGGAGATTTGAAGGGCGACATGGGTCGTAAACCTAAAGCACTTACAGCTCTAGTGCGTAATTGTGTTAATATGTTTGGATCCTACAATGTCGGAATGGTATGTACTAATCACACATACGCAAGTCAAGATATGTTTGATCCAGACGATAAAATTAGTGGCGGACAAGGTTTTGTCTACGCTTCTAGCATCGTAGTTGCTATGAAAAAACTCAAACTCAAAGAGGATGAGGATGGTAATAAGGTGTCGGATGTAATGGGTATTCGTGCCGCTTGCAAGATTATGAAGACTCGTTATAGCAAACCTTTTGAAACTGTACAAATTAAGATTCCATACGAAACAGGTATGAATCCTTACAGCGGTATGGTTGATATGCTTGAGAAGCAAGGTCTATTAAAGCAAGAGGGCAACAGATTAAAGTATGTTGATCCTACGACTGGTGAGGAATTTAAATTCTATCGAAAAGAATGGAAAGATGATAAATTAGATATGATAATGAAGAATTATCACATTAAACCTTTAACAACTACCGTTCCTGAGGAGATAGAAGAAAATGTTGAATGAAACACAAATTGGTGATATCTGGTTAAACTTTGCTGACTATATTGATAAAAAACAATTAGACGTAGTAGCTGAACGCTACGTTGATCTACTAGTAGATTTTGGTGTCAGTGATCGTACTCTACAAGCGGCAACTAGTGTTGATCCTATTTTAGATCAAGCCATTAGTTATTACTTAGAAGAAGATGATGAAGACGACCATGATGACGTTAAAGAATTGGACTTTTAATGTGGTATGCTAAGATAGCCAAAGATATTAGCTATATTCCAGATGCTATTCAATACTTTGAATCGGAACTTGTAGACGCTCGTTCCGAAGCAAGAATTATAGGAAATATTGAAAAAGCATCTGCGTCTATGCCCGGTGTAGTAGAACAACGCTATTCACAACTTCAAGAAATTGAAGCTATCTTAGAGTATCTTAACATTGAACTCCGACGACTAAAGAGTCAGCATTTTAGAAAATATCTTGAAAACTATCAACGTGCTCTTAGTAGTCGTGATTGTGATCGATTTGTTGAGGGCGAAGCAGATGTAGTTGATTTTGAAAAGATTATCAACGAATTTGCTTTGCTTCGAAACAAATGGTTAGGTATTACTAAAGCCTTAGATATTAAACAATGGCAATTGAGTAATATTATTAAACTAAGAGTAGCTGGCATGGAGGATGCATCATTGTGAGCGTAGTATTAAATAATTGGGTGTCAATCCAACCAGAAATAGCAAACTAATTTGCTCAAACTCATGACTGTAGGCCTTAAATAATTATGAGGCCTATTTTTTTCACTAAAAGGTTGCATTAATAAAAAAGTTAGTGTATACTTACAATATGACAACAGTTGATAATTTATTAATTAAAACTATAACTTTTACTAGTCCGTCTATCGACGAATGTATCAGTGCTAAAGATGCACGAATATTAAAAAGTCTAGCAACTGCCGCAAGTAGTCGATTTTTTATAACAGAAAAGCAAGGTTTATTATTATTAAAAATTCTTAAAGAAAATTTTAAGAAAATTCCATTTTTTGACAGCGAAGCAGAACAGTTATTAACAACGCCGGTATGGTCTAGGCCTTTTAGATTTGTTGAACAAATAAAAAAATTCTATATATCTAAATTTTTCGATGATACACCGTCACTAGTAATCGAATTTACATTTAATTCAAATTTAAGAAAGATAATATTACAATTATCAGAAAAAGTTGACAATTTAACTCAACACACACCCGGTCATAAATTTGTTGCTGAACTAACTGAAAAAAATATTATAGCACTAGTTGACGAACTAACTCCGCTACACTTTGAAATTGACGAAACTATAAAAACTCACTATAAAACCATAAAATCTTGGTCTGAGCAAGAAGTCCGTGATCAGTTTTTAATCACCTCTATGACCAATCAAAACTTTCATAAGTGTATAACACACGACCTAGGCATTGACACGCCCATAGACAATCTCATCATAAAAGACCGGAGTCACAGGTACCAATATTTTACCGAAAATTTTGAAAATTTCAGTGAAAATTTGGTTGACTATATTGCCAACAGACCAGGCACCCGAGTATGGATTGACAAAAATCAGCACAACCTCGACGAAGTTGTTAAGTCATTGATTAGACTAAAACGCTTGCCGGTAATGATTATATTTGAAAATGCCGAGGAAATAAAATCACTGAAAAATTTGGAAATTTTAGGTGAAATTTTAGAAAAAAACAGTATTGACACAAAAGTAGGTATTTACTTTAGATTAGAAAATAATGAATACGGCAAAAAATTTAATCAATACATTGCTGAAAAACAATTCAATAAACAACTCAATTCCACTACCGAAGTCGTGTGTGTACAAAGTGGAAAAATACCTAAATTTTTCATGAAAACCGACTGGCGTCCAATGAGTGTAATTGTTATAGATGCGAAGATGGGTTTCCGACATGGAAAGACTGGTGTGTATGCTAACTGTTGTGACCTAATTATCGAATACTGTGATCAGCCATCTCTATCAGAAGAAAGGCTGTTAATTAAATGACCGTAAAATTAATCATCAAAGACGAAGTTAACATTAAAATTGAAGGCCTTCCATTAGATGCCCGAAAAAAGTTAGCCAACACGTTTAAGTATGAAATCCCATATGCACGATATCACCCAGCTTTTAAATTAGGTCGATGGGATGGGATGGTCAGCCTGTTTGGATTAGGAGGTAACGGCTATCTTAGTCAACTTGAAGTGATATTAGAGCTGTTGGCTAAGATGGGAATTGAGGTTGAAGATGTTGAAGATTTAAGAACAACCTCAACAATATCTTTTAATCCAGTAACAGAATCATACTGGGCAGATCAAGGCAAAGTTTGGCCAAAAGGCCATCAACAAGAAGGTCAGCCTATCATGTTGCGTGATTATCAAGTAGATGCAATTAATAGATTTTTAAAAGCACCACAGGCATTACAAGAAATTGCAACAGGCGCAGGTAAAACTATTACTACTGCTACACTAAGTCAAATATGCGAAACGCTAGGCCGTACAATCACCATTGTTCCTAACAAATCGTTAGTAGAACAAACTGAAGAAGACTTTATTAACTGTGGATTAGACGTTGGTGTTTATTACGGTGATCGTAAAGATTTAAATAAAACTCATACAATATGTACTTGGCAAAGTTTAAACATTTTAGACAAAAAATCAAAAAATCACGAATATGATATTGTTACATTGGCTGAATTTTTAGCAGATGTAAAAACTGTAATCGTAGATGAAGTACACATGGCTAAGGCCGAAGTATTAAAAAATTTACTTACGCAAAATCTATGTAATGCACCTATTCGTTGGGGATTGACTGGTACAGTCCCTAAAGAAAAATTCGAAAGCGAACAAATATTTGCATCCATCGGTCCAGTGATTGGTGGAATAAAGGCACACGAATTACAAGAGATCGGAGTGTTGAGCAACTGTCATGTTAATGTTGCCCAACTAATTGATCTACCGGAATTTTCATCTTATAGCGATGAATTAAAGTATTTGGTTACCGACGATGATCGTATGATTTATGTTAGTAAACTAATTAAAAAAATCTCAGAAACAGGCAATACACTAGTATTAGTTAACAGAATAGACTCAGGCAAATTTTTAATCAATGAACTAGAAGACGCTGTTTTTGTCAGCGGAGAAGTTAAAACCAAAGACAGGAAAGAAGAGTATGACGAAATTAAAACAAGCACTAATAAGATTATTGTGGCGACTTATGGTGTGGCCGCTGTGGGTATTAATATTCCTCGTATTTTTAATCTTGTTCTTCTTGAGCCCGGAAAGAGCTTTGTCCGAGTTATACAAAGTATTGGGCGAGGCATTAGAAAAGCAGAAGACAAAGACTTCGTACAAATCTGGGACATAACCAGTACCTGTAAGTATGCAAAAAGGCATCTTACAGAAAGAAAGAAATTTTACAAGGAAGCCAAATATCCTTTCAATATTGAAAAGATTGATTGGTCTAAATAAGGAATTATGCAGATATTAACATTAGAAAATAAAACATTTTCATTAAACAATTTACCCGACGAAGTAGACGAAAATACTAGATTTGCAGTGTTGGACAATAGTAATCCTAGTGAGCCAGATTTCTTTTTTATGCCATTAATTTTTCTGGAAAGTTTTAATGCTCCGGCAATGGTATTGCGTATAGGTGAAGACGAAGTGACTATGCCTTTAGATTGGTGCATTGCTGTTGGTGACAGTACTAGTGCATG